GACCACCACCGCACGCCGCTAACCGTCGTGATCGGCCACACTGACGCCGAGAAGACCGTCGACGGCGAGCTCGTCCTGGCTACCCGAATCCGAAACTACCTGGTCGACGTCACGGCCTACCGCATCAACGGCCAAGCCGTCGAGCCTCTCCGCGGCGATCGGATTGCCGAGGCCGACGGGGCCGAGTACGAAATCCTCCCGCCCTCCGGCGAGCCCGTTTGGCGATGGTCCGACCCCCAGCGCACCCGCTACCGGATCCACGCGAGACTCGTCGAACGATGACCCACCCCGCCCTCCAAATCGCCGACGAGATCACGGCCACGATCACCGCCGCGACGCTCTCCCCGTCCGTCACCGCGACCCGCTCCTACGTCGTCCGCTGGGAGTTACCCGACCTCAAGACGGCGCGAGTCAACGTCGTGCCGGTCTCCCTCGAGGAAACCCGAATCGACCGCGTCTCCACTCGCCGGCTCGTCGGCGTCGACGTCGCGATCCAGGCCCGGCTCAGCTCCGACGCGATCTCCGTCGCCGATCCGCTGATCGACCTCGCCGATCAAATCGCCGAGCTGTTCCGCTTCAAGGTCCTGCCCTCCGGCCTGGCCCGCAATACTCAGCTCGAGCACGTCCTTTACTCCGTCGACGATCTCGAGAAGGACCGGGTCCTCAAGACGATCCTGCGGCTAACCTACTCCCTGCTCGGCCCACCGGTCCCGCGTCCCGCTCCGCCTGTCCCCGAGGGCGACTAATGGCCCGCGACGCCCGCGGCCGATTCATCGCCGGCTCCGGCGGATCGTCCAAGGCCTCCGTCGGCCTCGTCGGGATGACCGCCACGGTCAAGGCCGAGCCCCGCCGCGTCAAGGCCGCCGTCGAACAGGCTACAATCCGCTCGATCCCCCGCGCCGGGGCATACATTCGCGGAATCGCTCGCCGCTCGATCCGCCGCCGGCAAACCGCCTCCCGTCCCGGCGCTCCGCCCCACACTCGCAAGGGCGCGATCAAACGCGCGATCCGATTCGACCTCGGCCCGGACAAGAAGAGCGTCGCGATCGGCCCGGCTCGCGAGAACGCCGGCCGCCTGTGGCGCACGCTCGAGTTCGGCGGGGCGGCGGTCTACTCGCCGCTCAGCGACAAAATCGAGGTCGGCGGCTACGGCCCGATCCGTCCCGGCAAAAACGCGAAACGGCCGATCCGAATCAAGATCCGCACGCCCGGCCAAGCTGCTCGAGCCCGCGCCCTGATCGCCGCCGAGAACGCCCGCCGCTCCGCCGCGTCCAAGTCGACGATCGCCCCGCGGCCCTTCATGCGCCCCGCCCTACTCGCCGCCCGGCCCGTGATCCCGCACCACTGGCGAAACACCGTCCGCGGCCGCTGACCACGCCCGCGCGATCTGTCTCCCCTCGCCCCCGGCTCTGCGGGGGAGAGGGGCCGGGGGTGAGGGGGC